TAAATCTGATTGATAAATTTAACAAATTTTAATATTAAAAGTACATTTTGTGTACTTTTGATGTAACCGTTTATGACACTGTTACACCGCCTGTTGCGGAAGAAAATATTTCAGTCATCCAGGTTGAGCCGTTTGATGAAAAATGAACTGTATCGCCCTTTGCAGCAGTTCCACCAACAAATGTAATTGTTTGGCCATATATGGCTGATATGCCATCACCTTGTAATTTAAAACCAGTGAAATAGCCACCAGGCGCTGACAATTCAATAACCACATCGGCGGTTGATGGATTCGTTAGCATAAATGATACTGACATACCATTTGCATTGCCAGGTGATGGCAAATCGATATTATATTGCGTTGCAGTTTGCGCGAGACCATACTTACCACCTGAATTTTGAGCAGACATAACCCAAGGTGATGCAGGGGCGGGATTTACTGTTGCACTTTGGATCCCCATAAGACCACCCAAACATGATACAACTGTATTATTTGAAAAAGTTACACCGGCACCACCACCAGCGGTTGTATCAAATAGAATTGCATTAGCTGTATTACCTTTTCCATTTGTAACTACAATTCTATCAGTTGCAGCAGTGTTGCACGATAATTTTATTGCGTCGTAACCAGCGCCAGTTAATGCGACACTATTACCAGATGTAATATCAACTGTTGCAGTTGAATTGACAGTGATTCCGGCTTGTGTACAACTGACCGTCTCTGAGCCGCCATTTCCGGATAGAGTCACATTATTGCCAACGGCGGCAGATAGTGTGACATCACCATTTTCAGCAGTTAGCGCCAAACCGGATGCATCGGTACTAGACACAGATTTTACACCAGTTAGCGGCGAGTCATTGAAATACGTATTGTACAATGATGACAGTTGCGAACCTGTCACACTAATTGAACGTAAGAATGCGTTTATTTCAGGCGCATAAGAAAGATTTGCGATTGACATGTATATTATGTAGTAACATAATATATTTTCAAATGTATAATTTATATTTTATTTATGCGATATCAATTATGAGATAATTGTATATCCCCGTGTCAGTTGCAAGTGTTTCCACTGTGAATCCAACACCACCTTGAATTAGTGTTACTTTAGCAACACCGGGCGTTGTTCCACCATTAACATCTTGAATGGATATAATAACAATACTATTAAATGTTATACCAGTAGCGGGGATTACTTTTGATGTTGCATCCATTTCAAAAGTACCACATCTATCTGCATTGACTGGCAATAGCTTCAATGGTCCATTTGTTGCAGTAATTGATAATCCAGTATTATTTCCACCAGAAATTGACTCAACACCAGTGACAGCCTGACCATTAAATGACGTTGAAAATAATGAATTTTGTTTTGATCCAGTTGTTGAAATAGAACCTACCAATGGGTTGAGTTGGGGCGCGTATGTAAGATTAGATACAGACATTTATATTATATAATCAGAAAATTAATCATTTATCAATTTATTTTAGGCGATCTTTTAGCGATTTATGATGCCTTATTGCAGCGCCACTTAAACCGCTTGCAGATAACCCATCAGCTGTTAATGCGTCAGCAGCTGTGACACCATGTTTAACTAATGGACCAGATCTCTTCCATGCATTTTTAAGTGAATCAACAAACCCAGAACCTACCATTCGGCGTAAATTGGCATGAACAATCGGTGTTTCCTTGCTTGCGGCAGTCACTTCAGATGGTAGCAATACGGCTGTCTTGACTTCTGATGAGCCATCCTCTAGTTTGAATACACCACTATTTATAGCAATCAGTACAATTTCAGGTACTAAATCCTCAGTATCCGATGGATTTGTCACTTCAACACTGAACTGTAGGCCATACCCGCCACCGACTCCCGGGGCTAAATATTCCTCTCCTAATGCAAGATCTTTGCCAACTTCTAGCACGACAAGTGACCCTGATGTTTTAACATTTTTATTGCTTTTTAATGGATCTGTTGCTTGTGTATTTGCTGTACCATAAAATTCTAACCAACTTTGATTGGATCCAGCCTCTCGTGCCGCCTTATAAAAATCAATTGGTTCCCACCCTGAACAATACCCCGCTTTGTTATTAAAAGTGATATTCATTTTGGTTATTGGCCAAAAACTATCAGAATCTTGGCATGTTTGATCAGCTAATCGTTTACGTACACATATAACAAATTTATCAGGGATTTGTTCAATAGTTACAGCATTTGATTGAATAGTATTAGTCTGACCACGATTTATTATATTCCCATTTGTAGACAATAACATACGATTTAAGTTGTAATATGGTACAATGCAACGGGGGGGGTAGTGTCATTGAATTTGGGGGTGTTAAAAAGTTGAATATCATTTCAGGATCTGTGAATGTTACATCAGCAACAGTAATATTCCAAGATCTATCCGATGCAGGTGTACCTGTATTAATTGCAGCATGACGCCATACACGATTTAGACGGCCAATATTCATCATAAATGACATGTTATTAATACCAAACATTGCTGATTTGTTTTGGGGTTGGCCGTACATAAACGGCGATAGTAACAATGGTTCCCAAACTTCAAATTCTACATATTGTGTGTATACTATAGCGGGATCGGGGTTGTTACCACCTTGGCCATTAGGTATAGGGGCGGTGGATAGTTTAACAGGATAAGATCCACGGAAATTTATGTCCTCATCGGGGGAATTGTTTATAGCCCCCAATGCGTTACTATTAAACGAATATGAATCAGCATATGAGTAAAACGTATCGTACGCGCATGGTGTTGAACCATTGTACGCAAGCAAATCATTTTTGTTGTTTAGACGTAGTAATTGCGGTAAAACGTCTTGCATTTGTACTGAGACTGTGTTTGAGTTTATTGTCGCCTGAATATTTTGACACATCATGTGTAATGGAAATGGCGCAAGGGCATCAGTAGATCCAACATTGACAAGATTTAAATTTCCGCGGTATGTCGCATGGATATTTGTTGCTGTTAATTTCAATTTCACTTTTGAATGCCACACAATTCGTCTATCCAGGAGTGCATTTTTACTGCTGATATTGATGTTGTAGACATGACTACTGCTAGACGCGGAATTCGCTGGAAAACGTTGAATTGTACTCTCTTGCGCGCCCTTCATGACGGCATAATCAAGCATATCTGACACGCCCAACCGATCATCAATAACAGAAAATGGCCTGACAAAATTTTTATATTGTTCAGTTGACATAGTTAGTATATTATATATTTTTAAAATTATTATACTTTATAATTAAATTCCAAGTGATTTTCTACGAAATAGTAATTTGATTTGGCATGATGCCCCCGAGAACAATTTTAATGGATATTGATTGCCAAATGCGTCTTGCCACAAAATAGATATTGAAAATGATTGTAACGCTTGATTCCCCATCATATCTATCATTCTATATATAGTTGGTGAGTACAATATATTTGGTTCATATTCAGTACCACGTGTCAATCCAACGACAAAATCAGTCATTTGCAAAGAAATGTTTGCATTTGCGCCAATGTCAAGAGATGTACTCGAATTGAACACGGCAGGTGTAGCAATCTGTTCAGGAAGAATTGGTAAACCGGCACATGAAAATACAATCGATTTTACCGGGCACCATAATGGCGTAGTTTGATATGATTGTTCCATTTTGTAGTATGAACCACCACCGATTGTTACATTATTTAACCCATTTCTATCGTAGCATAAATATTGAAAATGTTTGCCATTCACTATACTTTTATTGCCGAATCCAACAACATCAAATGCACCAATGAGTTTATAGAACAATGCATTACCATAAATTTTGATTGGTGTTGCAAGCGCTTGATCATAACCATTTTTATCAGCATAGAGTGTAATCATGCACGTGTCATTATTAATTGCCAAGAACGGGGCATTTGCAGATGGTAAAGTACCACCGGCAGCAACAACCAACGCATTTAACGATATTAATGCAGTCGCATATGCGGTATTTATGCAATTTATAAAATGCTGATAATTTGATACCCAATAGTAACGGGATTGCATATCTTGTTCTTTTAATGGGGCGGCTGGTATTGGTTCATTAACATTTTCTGGTACAAATCGCACATATTCTCGCGCTTCATATGTCACACCGCCAACAGGGTACGTCAATGTGACACTATAAAGTGATAAATTGACATCTGGTTGGCCGATCTGAATTGGGCACATGAAAATTGGCAAATCTGGCGTTTCCAATTGAAATCTAACAACTGACATGAAATATGCGCTAGGATTAGCCAATATAATATTTGAACGTGTTTCTGAAAATTTGATATCAGGATCAGGGTAAGAACCGGTTGTATCGTTATTAACAATGTTGATATCCATGTAAACATGAGATGGCGCATTGCTTTCATCATAATTTGCGCTGTATGAGATAAGAGAGTTCATTATATAATACAGTAAGAATTTTTAATTTATCATTTTGCAAACAACCAAATCGGGTGACATTCCAAACGACTTGATGTAGTTAATATATTGCGGCAAAGTCTTATGGCCATTCAAAATTCGCAAGCAAACATGCCTGCCACAGGTATTTACTTGCGGCGCCCATTCTTGCAAATCTGTATTATTGTAAATCACAGTATATGGGCATTCATCTAATAAATATGACAATTCAGGTTTAAGTTCATCTAGAGTCTTCCTCATTTTTAAATTTACATAATTTAATTCATCATCAGGATATAGGCCGTAGCTGTCAAACCATTCAACAAAATTGCTATTTGGATAACGCAGCAACGCAACCCAATGGCCCGAATTTATCTCTGTTTCAATCAAAATGACAACATGATTTGCATTACCAAGCAGTTCATCAATTGAATCGTATTCATCCAAATCGCCATATTTAATTATTTTGGTGTCTTGGCCAAGAATCCGCCTGATATCGCCATCAGTCAGCGGGATTTTCATGCGCTGTTTTAATTTATCCATTATATAATTTACTTAGATTTTTTATCATTTTCTTCGTCTTTCAGCATATACGCGCAATGTTCACTTAAAATGCACATCGGCGCGCAATTTCGGATAGTTACCCAACGAGATGGCAAATTGCGCAGCTTGTCTCTTTGCTTTTTGTCAAGTTCTAGGTACTCGGTCAAGAAATATTTCAACCCTTTTACTTTACCGGCTGACGGGAAAATGGTAATATAATGTGATTCATTTAATATTTTGCGTGTTTCCTTGCCATTTGTGATAAGATGGTAAGTAACCAACATCGAAATGTTGTGATGGCGTCCCATTTGTAAACCTTTATCCATCAAATTAAAAACAGCATCTCGAATCTTTTTGTTTGATATGTCATCAACATCATCGAACATAATAACGCTGTTGGCGCATTCTTCAAGATTTATTGGACTGGTTACTAATGATGCATCGATTTTAATGCGATGAACACCAACAGCATCTAAAATGTCATCACGATCAACTTCAGAGAATAGGTAAACAGGATTGCCTGGAAATAGTTTTTTGTACTCTTTTAACCAACTCGCGCAATAGGTAGATTTTCCGCTTCCTGACTTGCCGGCTACATAGCAAATCGTTCTTGCCGTTGACAAATCGGGCAATGGTTGAAATTTCATGTCGCCGTCTAGTTCTAATTGTTGAAATGCATCTTTTTTGAAATTTACAAATAACACCTCATTTTTCAGTGCTTATCGCTATTGCCACGAATAACGGCAAGCGGTTTGGCATCATCGCCATCTTTTAAAGATAGACTCATAATTATATTATGTAACGACATAATATTATTCAAAAATTAAAATTCACATGCAAATTACTTGGATTTATTCAGTTGACTTGTACTTGTCTGGCAATGGTTGCAATCCATTTTTCTTGTTGAATTCTAGTGCGCGCGCATTGACTATATCACCAACATAATCGATTAAATCATTTGTCGCATTCAACATTAATTCTCTACTTTTGGCATTATCTTTTAGTGTTGATAGGTACAACAATTCATCATTAATTGTGTTGATTTTCAATGGTATGTCATAGATGTTACCAAACCGTTCGCGCATCATGTCGAGTTCATTACACATTGTGCCCCATGGCAAGTGTTGCGGGTATTTTTCAATCAATGCTGCAATCGCTTCTAAATCGCCTCTAATTTTGTTGAGTGATCCGGCCGTTCCATTAAAAAATTCAGTTAATTTATTGACAATTGTTTGACTCTTGTAGTATCGGGCAAGTAGTAGGATTCGTTTATCCATTTTCATATATTTATGGAAGGTATACAACATCATCACTTCATCTTTTACCATTTTGGCGTAATCAGTTTTTACGGCATTAATTGGTTCGTCACGTGCCCAAAATTCATAAATATTGCTGAATTCAACAAGGCGGTCGCTGACGTTAGAAATTGAATCTATTTTAATCATTGTTTTGTCTTTTATTGCATCTTCTAAATTCTTGACACGGCCATTTGATAGTTCCTTTTTGCCTTTCACAAAATCGGTTGGATCCCATCGCAATACTTTCAGTTTTCTTATAAAATCTTTTAATTCATAATACGATTCTAGGGATAGTTTGTCTTGGCATAATTCAATTCCTTCTTTATATTTATCTTCTTTGATCAAATGTGCTTTATACACTCTTGACAAAAAGTCGCGTACCTTTGATGCGTTATACCCAATAATTTTACCATTTCGCAATTCTGGAAAATCAAATTCCAATTCATGATCAATGCCACATTTGATATCCATTATGTATAACTCTTTTTCATTCATCAAACGTTTTACAACCGCTTGCATCTTTTTGGTAACGTCAGCAACTGCTGCCTCAAAAGATTTGTTTTCATAGATTTGTTCGAACATGTCGTAATCGCTATTATTGATTAAAGAACG